TCAACCTGTATTGGTTCCTTAAGAATATCAGGCAGCTTATATAATGCTATAGCTGTGAATATCTGTGGAACTAAAAAGGCAACGATTAGTATTTGTGTTCTCATCGTTTTACGATTGAAAGTACATTTCAGTCATCATCCTCGTCATCCCAAGGATCTTCCAATTCAGATTTTAACTCCTGAATTCTATCTTGTAAAGCCCTGTATTCCTCCAAATCACATTCTGTCTTCTTTTCAAAATTTACACCTAATAACTCAGTACCAGGTTTGACATCTCTCATCTCTGGATGTACTGGTTTCTTTACTTCAGTAGTCCACTCACCTGATAAACGACCAGCATTAAAATCTTGAACTGCTTTAGATCTCCATCCAGAAATAACAGAACGAACTGCCCAAACTAAAAGAAGAATCCACGTAAGTATAAAAACTGCGTCTGTTACTGGGTTCATCGACTAAACAATCTCTCAATAGGTACTTGTCTTATCTTTTCAATAACCTGAACTTGCCTTATCTTATCAACCACATCAGTTTCTACTCTATCAGTAATCTTATCAATAATATTTACATCAAGGTGCATGAATGGTGGAATGATTCCTAGTATTCTAAGAAGACCATCAACAAATAATGCAAGACAAGTAAACCCAAGAATCATACTAATGATAGTTGCTTCTCGGTTATGTTGTGCCATTGAGGCTTCATCAATACGACGTGCCTCTTCTACAGCAAACTCAATCATAGAGTCTACTTCTTCTTTGGTGTAACAAATTTGTTTGATTTTGTCTTCGGTCATCGAACCTCGAAGTTTAATTTGCGTACTTTTCGTTTTCGTCGCTGTTCTTGCCATTCTAAATCTTGTGATGTGAGACCTTCTTGATCTTTTTTCTGATTAGATTTTACTACTACTATATTAGTTAGGTTTCGAGCAGTGAATGTATCACCAGTAACAGTTAACATGTTAGGGCATCCACAACTTTTAGTTTGTGAATCCCCTTTCAGTTCCGTTCCACACTCTTTACACCTTACGATAATCATTTTACTACGTGTTTACAGCTTTCCAGTCCCTATCAAACAACTCAAGTCCTTTATCTGTTAAGATGTTACTATACATCTTTTCAAATACTGTTGGTGGCATGGTTACTATGTTTGCACCATATCCAAAACAGTCACTTACATCTTTTACATTTCTCAAAGATGCAGCAAGCACCCCAGTGTGAACATTATGTTGCTTATATACAGAGACAATATCTTTTACTAAATTTACACCACCGAAAGAATTATCATCTACTCTTCCTACGAATGGTGAAATATAAGTTGCCTTAGCTTTTGCTGCAAGAATTGCCTGTGCTACAGAAAATACTAAAGTAACATTTACTCTGATTAGTTCTCTACGAAGTTCTTTGCAGGTTAATAAACCATCAGGAGTGCAAGGAACTTTTATTGTAGCAACTTCTCCGAATATACTATGTAGTCTTCTTCCCTCTACAGTCATCTCAGGAGAATCACCAACGACCTCCATACTAATATCTTTAACACCAATATCTGCAATCTCTTTATATACCTCTTCTGGATTTCTACCACTCTTCATAATAAGAGTTGGGTTAGTCGTTACTCCATCAATCAATCCAGTGGAGAAATACTTTTTAATTAATTCTGTATCAGCAGTATCTAGAAAAATTTTCATGGGAGTTGGATCTATCATCTTATTCCTTTATATATGCTTATGGGTAAATTATACGACAAAAAAAGGAGGTTGTAAACCTCCCTTTTGTTTCAATCAAGATATATCAGATTGATAATGATCCATTCCATGTGTATTAAATGTCCTTTCTACATCAATTGTATGACCATTCTCATCTTTATATTTCATAGGGCCAAACATTTTTAAAGTATCCCTGATTAATCTCTTAACATTAGAGTGTTCTCCATTGTCCCACTTTTCTTTACTACTATCTGCATTATGAAAAAATACAAGTTCAATTGCATAATGATTAGGATAAATCTTGGTGTCAGTAACTGCCTCCATAATTGCTCTAATCATTTTTGAAGGTATTGCAGTACCTGCTTTCACAACTATGGTATGATCATTACGTAAACTATCTGCTTTACGATCTAGTTCCTTTAAATTTTCAGGATGTGCTGTATCATACTTTGCTATTTTCTGACCACTCTTAGCTAAAATTTTACTTTTATATCTTTTTTCTGCTTTCGCAACAATAGCAGCAGGTTGTCTTCCTTTAAATCCTAACCCTTTAACAAGGTCTTTACCATAAGTAGTTTGATCTCCACTTATTGTAGTACCCTTTTCCTTAAGACCAATCAAAGTTTTGATCGCATCTTCTTCATCATTCTCTAACTTAGCAATATTTTGTCTAGGATTAAATAAATTACCACAATATCTTACCTCATCCATATTGAAATCTTTACCTATTTCTTCTGGAATTCTACACTAGTTTTGATAGTGTTTATATTAAGAATTCCATCTATACCTTTGATTGTATGGTTTCCATCACCAACTAAATCACCATCATCAGTTGACATTCCCTTACCCAAATCACAACAGGTTTTTGATATTTTAGACCCGTCTCTCTCAAACCATCTTTAATACGGCCAATATGTTGCAAATCTTCAGCTGCATATCTAGATTGAACTGATTCCAAATCTTTTATAGAATCAAATTCTTCTTCCTGAATCTCACCATTCTCAATCTTATTGTTAACAGATTCAACCAACTTATGACATTTTTCTATGTCAATCAATTCGTTATTACCTGTAGGTGCTACTGCATTATTGTAGTATAATGGATTGCTTTTTGCACTAACTTCACTTTGAAGTTTACTTTCAAGGTTTTGCATATCAATATAAAGTCCGTAATTAATAATTTTGTAATAGAATAAAGGTTCGGATCCACTAAACAAACGACAGAATTTGGTATTTAATGAACTGTGCCAATAAGTACCATCAAACATACCTAATTTTGAACCAATATATATCTCACCAGTTTTATAATGAGTAAATGAATAGACATAAGCATCATAAAGACCAACTCCATTTAAAACAGAATCATCTATGCTTATAATTGACGGTGGATGCTTCATTAGGTTATGATATCGCTCTGCAATCTATCTCCTAAAACTGTTTTCATCAGATTTAGGGATAATTGTTGTGGTCGTTGTTTCCATCCGTACCAATTGGTTTTCTTTCCAGTATTATATGGAGGAAACTTCCCTTTGTCAAGATATTGTTCAGCAGTACAGTCATATACATTATCTCCATGCTGTAGCCACCAATGCTTTTCTCCACGATAATCCTCACCACTCATAGGAACCAACTTATCAGTATCAATCAAATAATATAATGCCTGTGATGAATGATAACAATGACCATAATATCTAACAGTCCCTACATCACTACGATTCATTAAAGACTTCTTTCCTTTAAGAAGATCTTCTGTAAGATTTTTCTGTATCAATCCCATCACCAGACACATGTTTAGTTCGCTGAACCTATATGCTTCAAAGGTAAGTGTTCTAGTTTGAAATATATTTTTTATCTTTGTACCTATGCCTTTTAACTTTCTTGATCATCATCCAATATATCAAGAGAAATAATTTCTATATCTTCATCACCATCTCTCTCTTCCAACTCAATCCAATCTTCAAACTCTGCATAAAGTGCGATCTTATCACCCACCAATTCTGTTGATTCTACTTTATTGATAGCCCATTCTCTATTATAAGCAAGAACATCTTCAGTCGTTTTCAATTCCATAATAGTCTTTTCTGAAGTATCTAGAGAGGATGTTACTATTATAGTACTTTGGTGTTCCGTCGTCAAGGGACTCTGTAAGAACTCCGTGTGCAAAGAGTTGTCGGGTTTCCTCGAAGTTTGTTTTTCCTTTTGTGTAATGTAGAGATAAGATAGTTCTACTAAAATTTTCTCTGCCCATCTTCCCAATCTCTTCTTTAAGTTCTGGACAAGACCCATAATACTTTTTCCAATCAGATTCAGACTTTACTTTTCGTTTCTTTCCTTTTGGAGTTCTAAACTGCCAGAAGTATTTACGGCCGATGTATTCCCTCCCATTTTTGAGATTTGTAATACAGTAGACGAAACCGAAGAAATCATTAATATCGTCAGAAGTGAAATGTTTACCTTCATATAACCAGGGGTTTTCGTAAACTCCTCCTTCAACCATTGCATAAATTTCATATTCACCTTATTTAGATTAGAGTTTAAATCCTGAAAATGTATCCTTCTTAACGTCCTGTTTAATGCCACCTACAACATAAGATTCTACTTCAGTCTCTTGTGGTGCTACTTGCAAACCTTTAGAACTAATCCAATGCTCTGTCCAAGGAAGTGGATTGTTCTTTATAGGCCTATCGTATTGTGGTTTCATACCTATAGATCTAAGTCTACGATTAGCAATCCATTCAACATACTGGAATAGAAGTTTGTCATTCAGACCAATCATCGATCCATTTTTAAACAAGTACTCTGCCCACTTCTTCTCCTCATTCACACACTTATCAAACATTTGATACGTCCAGTCCTCTTCTTCCTTCATGATCTGAGTCATCTCAGAATCATCACCCTTTCTCCAATTGTTTAATATATTCTGGGTGATGGCAAGGTGTTGGTTCTCATCTCTAGCGATAAGGGAGATAATTTTTGCTGACCCTTCCATAAGTTTAAGCTCACCAAATGCAAAGGAGCAAGCGAAAGAGACATAAAAGCGAATACCTTCAAGGATGTTAACATTAGTTACTGCACGATAAAGTTTACGTTTTACCTCTTTCATTTCTAAAACAGGTAAGGATGTGTCCAAAGAGGAATCCATATCTCTCCATAGACTACTCTGACCCCACTGCTGTGCTTCATTAATGAAGTCATCATAGGATTCAGTTACACTAGCAGCACGTTCTAATATCTTTGGTTCCTTGATAATAGTATCAAAAACTTCTGATGGATCTGCATATACATTCTTGATAACATAGGTATATGATCTGCTATGAATCATCTCCATAAAAGACCACACCTCCATACATGCCTCTAACTCAGGTAGAGAACAGTAAGGTAGGAAAGCCATACCAGGAGCACGGCCTTGTACACTATCAAGCATGATCTGGTAT